CTGTTGCTGTTGTCATCATAATGTGGGTTCGCCCTGTTTTACCAGGGCTTCCCCTGATAAATTAACCTCCTATTGTTTGTAATTCTCGTATCGACTGACTGAGTGCTAAAGCCTTTTTATGTGCTTTATAAGATAGTGAGTCTTTACCCTTCTTTTTCAATCGCCTTGTATAGCGAAATGCTTCTCTTTGATCTCTCTTGAGTTGCTCGAGTGTAATCATAATTAATCTCCATGATTGAGTTAAAAATTACATAACGAAGAAGTTTATACCATAGGCTATTTCTCCTTTTTCTTTGTTGTTGTTTTCTTAGCAGCTGGCTTTTTAAATGCCTTAACTACTAAGCCCGGAAAAGCTTCATCTACTAAAGCTTTTGTAATGCCTTTTAATTTTCTGTCTTTGGCTTCAATTAAAAGATCTGATTCGGTTGGGTGCATACTTTCTAATGCTCTAATAAAGATACTTTCTCTTTTAGCAGGCTGCGCTTGGTTCGCGATTGGACCTTTGAAAAAGTATTTAAATTGTTTGTGAACTCTAAATAAAGAAGATGGTGAATGTCCTTCTGGGGCATCATCTCTTTCGTAAGGTGGAGCACCTTCTGGTAATACTGATACTACGTCAGCATCGAAGTTAATTCTAAGAATATCTCTTAGAGCTGGATGAGAATTAGTTCTTAGGATCTCAACCTTTTCCTGTTTTGTTTTTGCCTGTTGTACTAATTCTAATACTTCAGGAACTAATTTTTTAGCCATTGTAAAATTCCTCTACACATTCAATCAATTGATTGCATCGTTTATTAATTAAGTAAGTCAATACCTTCATGCGTGCTGCTGGTTTTGTCTCGTTAAAAGTATTTATAATGTTATTTTGGATAGGTTCTGGTATATAATCAAAATCAATTAATGTTTGATTTCTTTGAAAATTACGATAAACCTCATCCCCCATTAATTCTCTTAAGTCATCTATATTATTTATCCATTCGTCGACCCTAGTTTGTCTTAATTGGTTCTGATGTGCTTCAGATATAAACGTATCATCTGGTGATAAGACATTGGGTATACCATCGCCTGAGTCGCCACGCATAATATGATTCCACTTATATGTAATAGGGTGCGGATCCTGAACTAACTTCTTTTGTATTGGGCTAAATTGTTTTACATTATTAAATTTGTGTAATTGTATAAAGTCTTTATCTGAAGATATAATCATAACTGGTTCATGCTGACCAAACTCTTGGGTTTGCATTGTAAGTGTAGCAATAATATCATCTGCCTCGGTATTATCTAAATGTAATACCTTCCACGGTAAATTCTCTTTTATCTCTTCTCTGACTTCGTTTAAAGATGTAAAGATATTGTTCCAATCTAAATCAGATGCAGACCTATTCTTTTTACGTGCTGCTTTATATTCTGGAAAGAATTCTTTTCTCCAGGTATTAAATCCATCACAGGCTAATACCATTTGACCATATTCATCTCTATACTTTTTATTATACATACGTAAAGAATTTAGAATCATATGTCTAATTAGATCTTTATCATCTATCTTTTGTACTATTATATTGCTAAGTGCAATCTGTGAATAATCTACTATAATCATTAATCTATCCTTTCACCTTTTCCCCAATCAATAACAACAGGGAAGCGGGGAACTCCATCTGGTGTTAGGTCAAAATATCTACACGTGACCCATTGTGCTTGTTCTGGATTATTTAATAAGTTTTCTAATGTTTCAAAGTTACCTCTTACTCCACTTCTAAATGTTAAATCTCCATTTGTTAGAACAAAGTGCTTAGCATAACCTTTCCAGTTACCATCACCTTCTAATACTTCTACTACTTCGAATTCTTCTGTAATAAATTCTTTTCTTTTTAAAAGATTTTTAGATCTTTTGTTTTCATATGTTGTATTATTTCTAACCATTTGTCCTTCATAACCAGCTTCAGTGTAAGCAGAATATAAAGCATCTAATTGATCTTGTGTACGAGCTTCAGTAGTTTCTACAGGTTTACATGAATCACCACCAATCATAATGTGGACATAGGATATTCTTTCTAAAAAATTCCATTCTTTAAAACTAGGATCGTAAACATCGTATACATGATATTGAACTAATTCTTCGCATTCCATTCTTTCTTCTTCAGATGGTTTTACCTTTCTAACCAAAGAAGTAATTTTATTAAAGTCTGATTTAAGTTCGTGGTTATATAGTTCACCATCTAATATCATACCTGGTTGTTCTTTAAAGAAAGGTTTTAATTCATTAAATATATGATCGCAGGTTGTTATTTCTTTTCCTGCTCTAGTAAACAAACCATCTTTTCTAGCAATACATCTAATACCATCTAACTTAGGTTGTGACCAACCAGAATCCTGTGGACGTTTGGTATAGTCTTGTGCTAACATTGGTTTAAATTTATCGTAAGTATCTACTTCTGATATTAAAAGAAAGTATTCGCCATCTAGATTAATTTGCCATTTAGCTTCAGCTTCTTTTTGTGCTTGTTCATCTGCAGTAGTAGCATTAGATCTACCTACGTTTTTAGCTTCTGAACTATTTAATCCACTCTGAACTAATTTGCCACCCTGTATTCCAGAGATAGTAAATGTTCCTGGATTCATACCGGTTTGCCAACCCATAGTCCATTCACGTATTTTTCCTTTAGAATCCCTTTTGTAAAGTGTGGGTAACTTATGTATCTGTATCATCCTTATCATCCTCATCATTTATATTAATATCAAAATCCGGTTCGAATGTTATATCAAACTCGGGTTCAAAACTTACTTCAAATTCTGCTTCTGGCATCTGGGACATTTGCTTTACTTTAATATAAAGCTTATCCATACTTTTTTGTAATGCGTGGGGTATTTCTATGTGTCTTAATAACATTGCATTAATAAGATTTGTAATTACATACATGTCTCGCGATGCTTGATGTTCTTCACTATAGAAGTCTGCATCAACAAAGTATTCTGATTGATTAAATATTTCTTCTATAATAACATCGCACAAATGTCTAGCCATACCATTGCAATCTTCTGATGCAAGGTTAATCATTTCTAGTGCTTCTTTTTTGGATATTTCCTCGGGTGTGGGAAATTTAATGATATTATCTTTTTTCATATGGTCTATTATACCATAGTTGGGACTGAATGTAAACCCCTTATTTCAATATTTTTACTGAATTAGATCCTAATCTTATATTAATTATACCGTTATAATAATCATCTTTTAACAGTACTTCGTTATCAAATTGTAACTTAGCTTCCATATATGCTAGTTCACCTTTCATAGTACCAATATAAAGTATTTCTCTATGGAACTTATCTAGTCCTATTTTCTCTATATCTTCTACTAAGTTTTTAGAAGAACCACAATACTTACGCCAATCAGATTCGACGATCTTACGTCTTTTTCTCTTTTGACCTTTTAGTGGCGGTAATGTTTTCTTACTCCAAAAGAATTTCTTACCTATGTATTTCATATCATTTTCAGTATTAGTTATCTGATAAATGAATCCATACATCTTCTCGGGTGAGAAGTCTTCTGGTGGTACAAACGTTTTTCCTTTATATATCCAATCCATAATAGTATTTATGAATCAAATAAAAGCTCGTCCTCGTCGTGTTCTATTTCTGGAGTCTCGCCACAAAGTGGGCAGTACTTAGGGATATCCTGTTCTTCCTCTACTTCTATAATAGTTCGTTTAAAACAGAACTCACAGTCGAATGTGATATTCATCCGTATCTCTTATCGCCGTACCATTCTACGAGATCTGTATATCCGCCGATAGATTCACCATCAACTTTTATTTGTGGGAATGTTCTTGCAGTAGGAAACATTTCTAACATTTTTTCTCTGTCGAAATCTTTTCCCAATGATTGATATGTATATTCTAGTCCTTCTTTCTCACATAATTGTTTTGCTCTATCACAAAATGGACATGGTTCTTTTCCGTATATCTCTATCATTTCATTGTCTCCTCTATAAATTTTCCTATAGTATCTATATCGCTGTCTGATAACATAGCAGCTTGTCCCCACATTAAAGCAGATTGAGCTCCTATTGTACCATTATTTTTATATGTATTAAGTTTTCCTATAATGTCTGTAGCGGATTGTCCTGCTAACATTGGGCCAATACCACCGCCACCATTTTGACCGTGACATGCTGCACATCCTGCCCATAATCCTTTTATAGAACTAAAAGGGTCTCCAGCTGCTAAAGCTTGTTTTCTTTGTTCTATCTCTGCTGGAGTTCCAAACTCTGCTACATATTCTTCGTAACATTCCCCTGTACATGAGCTATTGCTTGATCCCCCTGTATATTTCATATCCGGATATATTGCTACCGCGCAAAATAATCCTATTGATGCTGTGGCTAATAATGCCATTCCTAGTTCTTTCATAATTTTATTCCTGATTCTATTGCTGATTGTATCAACCAAAATGATAATATCATAAACCCAAATACTAATACTTGAACTACTGACATGATTGCTACTTGTTTCATTGGGTGTACTTCTACTATTCTTTCTATCCAATCTTCACTTGGAGATAGGTTAGCTGCTTGAAGTATTTTCTTTTCTGTTTCTTTTTTCATTCTGTTTGTGGTTTACCTTGTTTTGCCATATATTCTCTATGGGTAATTCTTTTTTCTTTCATAAACTTAACATTTCTTTCCCGAGTTTCTTTATTCATCTTTTCGGATTTAGTTAGTTTTTTCTTCATAGTGATAAACCAGATAATGTTTTATCGTCAACATCTTGTTTCACACCACCGGTGATATAAGATGTTATTTCTGTTTCTTGTGGGGCAACTTGAACGTTACCACCACCAATCCATTTCTCTGTCCAAGGTAATGGATTTAATTTTGGTACTGAGAATGGGCATGGTAATCCTATGGCTCTCATACGCTTACATCCAATCCATTCTATATAATCACAGAGTATTTGTTCGTTTAATCCAATCATTGATCCATCTTTAAATAGATATCTTGCCCATTCTTTTTCTTGTTCTATAACTTTTACAAATAGATCAATTGCTCTTTGTTCAAAGTCTTTAGATATCTTAACAAAATCTGGATCTTCTTTTAACATATTCTTAATAATTGTTGTAGTACCTGCAAGGTGTACGTTTTCATCTCTTGCTATAAACTTAATAATCTTTGCATTACCTTCCATCTTCTTAAGTTCAGCAAATGCCCATGAGCATGCAAATGATACATAGAATCTTATTCCTTCTAATGCATTAGCTGAAAGCATACACATCCACAAAGCTTCTTTATGTTGTTTTGTATTTGTTGCTGCATTATTACATTCTATTAAGTCATCATAATACCTAGCAATATCATTACCGCATTCTAGTATTTCTTTTACATCTAGCATAGAATCAAATACTATGCTTGGGTCAGGATATACATTCCTAATAATATGAGTGTAAGAACGAGAATGTATTGTTTCAAAAAATGACCAAGTTTCAATCCAGTTTTCAACCTCGGGTAACGAAGCAATAGGAAGGAAAGCAAGATTTGGGGCCCTTCCTTGTACAGAGTCCAGTAATATTTGCCTTTTGAGATTAGATGTGAATATATGTTGTTCATGTGTTGTCAAGTTATCGAAATCTTTTTTATCTTTCGATACATCTACCTCCTCCGGTCTCCAAAAGAAACCTAATTGCTTCTCTGTGATTTTATCTAATGCAGGATATTTTAATATATCAAATCTTTGAATATCTACACCTTCGTCTAGAAACATTTTCTTTTTTAAATGTGATTTTTTATTTTTCTTTAATATCATATTTTGCAGCTGTCGCAGTCCTCATCGTCTTCAATGACGGTATCTAGCTCTGGCAATTCAATGTCTTTCATTTCGCCTGAGCCGTCGTGTGTGTTAAAATAATATAGTTGTTTTAAACCATATTTGTATGCAGTAACTAAATCCTGTATCATCGCTGACATTGGTATCTTATTATCTTCATAGTGTTCTGGATTATAAGATGTATTGACAGAGATACCTTGGTCGATATATTTTTGTAAAATAGAACATATCTTTAAATATCCATCAGGACTTTGTTGGTCCCATAGTAAATCGTACTTATTTTTTAGGTGATGATATCCAGGTACTACCTGTGCCATCACACCATCTTTAGATTGCTTATAGCTAACTAAAGCTCTTGGCGGTTCTATTCCATTAGTACTATTACTAATTTGTGCGGATGTTTCTGCGGGCATTAATGCCATGAGAGTAGAATTTCTAATACCGTTTTCTTTGAGATCAGTTCTGAGTTCGTCCCACGGCATACGAGTCTTATGCTCTATTAAATTATCTATCGCACCCTTATATGTATCGATTGGCAACTCTCCAGACGCATATTTTGTGTCATTATTTGATAAACAACTGCCTTTTTTTCGTGCTAGCTTAGAAGAAGTCTTAATTAAATAATAACTCCATGCTTCTGCATATTCATCTATAACTTCAAACGCAGATTCATCATATTTTAATCCACGCTTAGCTAAGAAATAAGCTAAATTAATAATACCTATTCCTAATGGTCTACGATTCATAGTACCATTCTGTGCTGCTTGTATAGGATAATCTTGATAATCTAATAACTCATCTAATCCACGAACCGCTAGATTACAATACTTTTTAAATTCGTGTGGTTCGTTTATTAAACCCCAATTGATTGCTGATAATGTACATAAAGATATTTCCCCATCCGGATCATCAGGTGAATTTAATGGCTTAGTTGGTAAGTCAATCTCACAACAAAGATTACTCATACGGATAGGAGCTAAGTCTGGTTTAAATGAACCATGTTCGTTTGCATGGTCTACATTCATAATATAAATTCTACCGGTATCTTTACGCTCTGTTAATAAAGATTGGAATACTTCTAATGCAGGTAATGTTTTCTTTCTAATACTATATGCACGTTCATACTTTTCATATAGTTCTTTAAACTTATCTTGGTCTTCATAGAATGAATCATATAAACCTGGTACATCATTAGGGTCAAAGAATGTTATATTACCACCAGAGATTAATCTTTCATACATTAATTTGTTTAATTGGAAAGCATAATCCATATGCCTTACTCTATTCTCTTCAGTACCTTTATTATTCTTTAATACTACAAGATCTTCATATTCATAATGCCATAATGGAAGATATACGGTCGCTGCGCCCCCGCGTACGCCTCCCTGCGAGCACGACTTAACGGCCGATTGAAAGTACTTTAAAAATGGAATTAAACCCGTATGAACTATTGAACCATCGCCTACGCGCGCTCCTGCAGCACGTACGGAGCCCGTACCGATGCCTATGCCTGCCTTCTTAGAGATATATCTAACTATGGAAGTAGCAGTGCTATTAATACTATCAAGGGAATCGCCTGATTCAATAAGTACGCACGATGAAAATTGTCTGGTTGGAGTACGAACTCCTGCCATGATTGGCGTAGGTAAACTGATATAGAACTGTGATATAGCATCATAATAATCTTTGACATATTTCATTCTCCCTTCGTTATATTTTGAGAATAATGTAGCTGCGACCATCATATATAAAACTTGTGGTGTTTCATATATTGTTTTAGTACTTCTATCTTGGACTAAATATTTACCACGGAATTGTTCCATTCCAGCATAGGTAAATGTGTCATCTCTGTCATGTTTAATATAATTATTTAATTCAGTTAATTCTTTTATTGTATATTGATTTAATATATCTGGATCGTATACACCTAAATCAATGTTGCGTTCTATTATCTCTCTTAAAGGAAGTGGTTGATATTGACCGTATGCTTCTTTTCTTAACTTATAAGATACAAGGCGCGCCGCAACAAATTGATAATTGGGGGTATGTTCTGATATAAGCTCGGCGGCGCTTTTAATAAGAAGCTCGTGTATATCGTATGCTGGTATTTTGTCATATAATTGTATGTTTGCCTTTAGTTCTATTTCGGACATAGAAACACCGGTAATGTCTTCTACAGCCCATTCTAATACTTTATGTACTTTATCTAAATCAAACGTTTGGTACGATCCATCACGCTTGGCGACTTTTATTTCCATTACATTAATTCCGTTCATAATACCATATTATACCATACTTTCACCGGAAAGTAAATACTATTATTATTTAATTTTTAATTTTTTCTCAATCTCTTCAAGCCGCTTCATTAATTCTGGATAGGCCTCAAACTCATGAAATTCCTTACACGGATGAGAATTCTTTTCCAGTTTATTTATCCTTTCCATTACTAAAGGGTAATCTGATTCAAATTTAGATTGTTTTTTTATTAACTCTATATCATACTTATCTGACAAGTATTTCATAAAAGAATTAATTCTCCTTTGGAGCCTGATCCCTAGGGTAGTGGATTGAAACCACTTATAGAAAGAGGAACCTATTACCGAGGTAAATATAGACTTTACAGTAAGGAGAAAGAGAAAGTACACAACTACTTAACCTTCGAAAGTTTAGTTAGTGCTTTTATATAGTTTGGCATACCGTGGTCTACTATTCCATCAAAGAATTTAAATCTCTTCCAAGAATTAAGTACACCGTGAAACATATCAGACCAAGTTGGTTTTTCTTGTTTGTTTCCATTTCTGCCAAAGTAAATCATTTCACCGTGATGTTTGAATCCTAACCATGATGGAGGTATTCTACATACGATGTCATTGTTATTCATAAATCTTAAGTGCGGACATTTTATATGTCGTATAAATTTTGGTCCACCTACTCTTGGAGATCCAAAAGTAAATAGTTCGACTGGAGTATGTCTAGTTGCTGCAATAGTCGCCATTGCTGCACCTAAGGAATGACCAGTCATGTAAATGTCTTTCTGAACTTTTAATTGTTGATTGTGTTCGATTTCTGCTAGGATATCCATCCAAAGATCATTAACTTCTTGTTGGAATCCACTATGTACTTTACCACCTGCTTTAGCTGCATTTTTAATTAAATTTAAATCAGCCATAACATCATTTAGTTTAGAAGGTTCAGTACCTCTAAAGGCAAACCAAAGATCATTACGATCTTTAACTACTAAACATTCTGCCCCGTCTCGGGATATTAATTTACACCAAGGAAATCCCATTTTCTTTGTTAGAGTTTTTGCTTGTGCTTCTGTTTTGTAAGCATATGCAGATAACTTAGCAGCTACCAAAGCTCTTTCCGTTTGTGTCATTTGTTCTTTCTGTCTAGTTGATACCATGTTAATCTACCTTTACTTTTGCTCCGACTGCGTCTTTATCCCCGTCTGGAGTCTTTATTGTTACGTTTCTATAATAAACTACCACTTCTTGAACTTCACGTATGTATCTACGTAGCTCTTGCATATTATAAGCCATTAATTCATAATCTTCTGTTGATATTGCAAAGAAGACTACATCACCATTATTCTTTTTCTTTATATCATCTAAAAATTGATCTAAGTATGTATAATCTTCTGGCCAATCTGGATTCTCTTTACCTAGTTTACATACTCTAATTACTTTACCTTTGTCATTTACTAATCCATCAGGATGATCCATCTTAGGTCTTTTACCTTCAGAATCTTTCACACAAGGATTAGCTATCTTTGCTGATGAAACCACGTGCCATTTAGGATCTTTAAGATCTATATTTCGAGGCATAGTAGGTTGGATAATATCTATCTCTATAGGTTTACTACTAACCTCGATTTGTTTTGTTCCCATCAGGGAACATCCACTAATTATTAGGGTTAATATCGGCGCTAGGATCGTCCAGCGAATCGAGCTCTTTACTGTCATTTTCTATACTCCTGAAAACCTCTGATGTCTGATCATTGGCTCTTGTTTCAATCATACCTGGTTTAGCTATAGCTAATTTATTTAGATTATGTCTTCTAAATATATCCAGGTAACCATTCATCTCAGCTTCTATCTGAGCGTTCTTAGAAGCCATTTGATTCAAGGCTGCACCTTGTTTCTCATAGCTTTCTTTTATAGTAGCTATTGCTTCTTCTTGCTGTTTAATTGCAACTTCTAATTGCATATTGTTCATTGTTAAAACTTGATTCTCGGAATATAACCACCACGAGGCTAAGCCAAGTATGAATATTATTCCTATAAAAATTTGTTGCATTATGCATTATCCTCAATATACTGTTTTAAATCACCAACAGTTAAAAGTAATTCAGCATCATCATCAGGAATTTCTATATCAAATTCTTCTTCAATACCCATAACTACTTCCACTATATTAAGTGAATCGGCACCTAAATCATTCACAAAATGTGAATCATCTTTTACTGAATCAACATTGATGTTTAGGTTTTCTGCTATTATTTTTTCTACTGACATTTTTATATCTCCGATTTTTTCATTGTTTCTGTCATATAATCCATAGGAGTAGCGGCATTTAGTTCTACCACTGTTCCTTCCATAGTTTTAAATTTCATTTTCTTTGGACCAATTTTATAAAATCGACGAACATCCCAACTTTTAATTAACACATCTACCACCTCACCTTCGCTATTATATTTAGTGTGAGTTACGTGTAAGTGTTGGTGAGTTTCAAATAAAGATAAGATAAATTGCCAAACACGGCCAAAAAATCTTCCTATCATAACAAAATATTTCTTCATGATTTATTTAATGCTTTTAATTTGTTTACGTCTTTTCTAGTAAGTTTTACTTTTTCTCTTGCTTGTCTTCTAGCAAGAATACGTTCTACAAATTTACGACCTTCTTTTGTTCTTCCGTCATAAATTCTTTTTTGGATTTTATTATTGTCTTTATGTTTTTTGTGTTTGTCTTTTGTCATCATATCAGAAGGCATAGAAACACCACCAGCACCTACGCTGTTGGCTGCTGCGTCTTCCCAATGTTTTAAATATTCTGAAAATGAACGTCTCATCTTTTTATATCCTCATTAGTTATATATAAGTTTTGTTTCGTTAAAACGTGTTGTACTTCATAGAGATTATGACCAAATGCTCTAGAGTAAGGGGATTTAAAATCATCTATTTGCACTTTTGAATTCTTTAATGCTATTGTTTCTCCTGTGTTATAAGAAACTACATCTTTTGTTAATACATATATTCCAGGATTTAAATATCCTTCTTTTACAAACCATTTACTTTCTTCTAGGTTATCTTCTAAATTACCTTCAAGAGCTTTACTTAATACCTCTTCTATCTTTGCTTCAGACATACCTGTATGTTCTTTAATTAGAAACAGAGCTGCCGCATAAGATGCGATGGTTGATTTTCCGCCTGGTACTTTACCTAATAATCTTTTAACATTAAATACTAATCTATGGAAAATAGTATATGCAGACTTTTCTTCAGAAGTAGTAAGCTCTTTTGCTTTCTTTAAGTTATTACCATTCTTATCAATAATACCTAGCTTATAGGCAGGCAAATTTTCCCACTTAGTGGTCAAAAGTTTTAGGAATCTAAATGCATATCCTAAATCTGCTGCTCTTGATAATATTCCCATTATATGTTTCGTAACCTCTCTACTATTAATGGATCCAATGGTACATCTACCTTTTCTTCCTCAGGTAGATAATTTAAAAACACTAAGAAGGGTTTTATATAATGCCAGTATTCTGGTTGTATTTTAAACCACATCATTTTGTTCGCAGCCTGTATACCGAATACATTATATAAAACTATGATATGATTTAGAATCAGACGTTCCTGTAGATCTTCTGCTTCTTCATATCGTCTTAACAATCTCTTTAGATATTTAAATCTAGACAGATCTTCATCAAACTCTGATGCGTCCGTGCATTCTGGATTGTTATAATGTTTCGCTGCGAACAGTTTAAAGTTCTTAGCATTTAGCTCATCAAATATTTTCATCATATAACTATCTATGATAGCTTAATTAGTCTTCTTCTTTATCCGCTTTATAGTTTTTATCGATATAGTCAAAGAATTCTTTTTTCTTAGCATCATCTTTAAAGTCTGCTGGTGATTTAACATCAAACTTTTTCATAGCTGCTTTAAATACCTTTTGGTATTCTTTTTGCTTATCAGATAATTCTGTGACTGGAATATTTACATATCCATTTTCTTTATCTTCTTCAACTTCTTCTTCCGAAAGTTTAGCTTCTTTCATTACTGTACCATCTTCTTTCTCACCAGATTTTTTAACCTTGTGCTTGTCTTTGAATTCCTTCTCGCCTTTAGGCTCTGGTTCAGCAACTTCTTTTTTAACAGCCATTAGTTTGTCATGATTTTTAATAGCATAAGCATCAGCTTCATCTTTCTTACCGAAAGACTTAACTTCTTTACCATTAGCATCAACAACAACGAAACCGCCATCTTTTTGTTTTACGTGATCCGTAGGATCCATTTCTTCTTTTTTGACTTTCCCCTCTAAGACATCGCTAACTGTTGAAGCAATGCTTTTAGTAAGGTCGTCATTCCATAAGTTTTTCATATTTTTCTCCTAGCTACTTATATGAACAATATATTCCCAGGTAATAGCTGATATTAAACCAACCAATATTAACCAGAATATCTTATTTATTACATTAACCGTGCTGGCATTGCTATTAACTAATGACTCCACTCGGTCTATCCTATTTATAACACCTTGAATCTGTTCAGACTGTTGTTTACTGAAAGATGTAAGTGTAATAATCTTTTCCTCTGCCCTTGCAAGCGTAATGATTGCTTCAGACATTTTGTCTATTTTGTCTTCAATCCTATCTAATCTATCTGATTGAGTTTCTCTAGCCATGTTTTTTAATCCTAATTTTTAAATTATTCTTACCTTTAATTAATCTATGATAATGATCTTTTCCTAATATTTCAAATATCATTCCTGGGGTTAAACACCAGGGAAGTGCACCATCATATTGAAATTGCCATCCATCACCTTCGATAACTTCACATTCCCTATTCTCTGGGTCTTTGTGCCAAACATATTCATTATCATCCCGAGAGATATCAAAGGTTCTTATCTCACCTTCGTCAATGTATGGTTTACCAAAAATAGTTTCCGCCACCTTTTAGCCCTAATTCCTTTGCATACCTCGGTAAGTTACAAGACCAATATCCTGGAGATAGTTTATCTTTCTTCATCGGACAATTGTGTCTATCTGAGAAAGCTTTTGCTCTTTCTCTATTATTAATCTTGGCATTACCACCAACGAAATCTTTCTCGTTACCAAAATTAATCTTCTTAACATTTCCTGTCTTCGGATCTTTTACATAAACCACAAATTTCTTTGGATCATCTGGTCCACCTCTTTTTGGCTTATTTAATTCTGGTGCTTCATTCATAGGTGTTTCTAAAGGATATGTCTTACCTTCATACACACCAAACTCTTTTTCTTTAAATCTATACATTATTTTTTAATATCGTATCTAAATGTTTTGCCTTTTTGTTGAGCTGTTTTTGTAACTTTGTACCCAGCTAACTTGGCTAATGCTTGTATTGTACTCCAACCTTTTTCAAATTGTTTCCTAATTTTTAATTTATGTAAATCATCTTCAATCTTTTGAGTTAATGATTTAACAATATCCATATCAGACATAACTAAAGGAGCTTCATCCATTTTCTTTCTTTTACTGGATGAGTTTGGTCCACCAGCTGCTCCACTAGCAAATTTTGCTTTTCTTTGTGCATCCATCTCTTCTTTTATATCTGGATCATTGCTATTTACTACCATTCCAACAGTATTGATTAAACTTGTAATTACTGGTGTAGGTAAAGTTGATAATAATTGCATTTGTTGTTTAGATAAACCTTTCATCTTTTTCAGTTTAGCTTTCCATGAAGATATTGCGGTCATATCTGCTTCATCTATTGGTACACAGTTAGGAACTTGTTTACCATTTTTCATTTTAGTTCCAACTTGTTTAAAGCCAGTCCAGCAAGGTCCTTCTTCTTTTACCTTTGCTTCGTATGTAAATTTTACATTACCGTTTTCGTCGAGGGTAATTTTTGAATCTGTTGGATTATATTTTCTCATAATTATTTCTCGTTTTTCTTAAGGTGTTTTTCAAAACCTTTTTTATCGCCTTTATCCCAAAGATCACCTAACTCTACATATAGTTTAGATTGAATAACTCTTCCTGGCTTAACAGCATTTGCTATTCTTTGTGCCATTCTTTTATCAATACCTTTAAATCTTTTCTCTGCTCTTTTAGCTAATGGAGCATTGTTAGCTTCCATTCTATATTGTTTAACTTTATCTTCTTCGTATTCGTTAAACCTTCTTAGCTCAGCTTTATATTGTAATTCTTTTAACTTATAGTTAATAACTCTTTCTGCTCTATCCAAAGGATCTATTTTATTAACACCTTCTTGTAAAGCTTCAACCTTAATTGGTTCCATTCTTTTCATTTTAATATTACCACGAGGTCTTTTTTTACCTAGCTTCTCTTTTACTTCTCCTTCTAGTTTAGCCTTAACTGGAGAAGTGTCCTTCTTGTTTTCTGGATTATCTTTCATATACCATTCTCTTGGCATTTGAACAATTTTGTTTCCTTTAAACTTAAGAACTCCGCCTGTCCAATCGGATAATGCTTTCATAAGAACTAGGTTTAAATCTGTACCTGGTTTAATCTTATTATATTTTTTCATACGATCCATATAGTCTTTAGGATATTTGTCTTTTTTATCGTATTGGCTTACTTCACCACCAGGCAATATTGTTTTATAAGCATCTAAATCATCTGAGAATGAATCATCGCCAAAGTACATATCAGCATCAATATGAAACTTATGTACATCTCTTGCAGTCTTTGCTTTATGTGGCTTAGATAAGAACTTTTGTAATTTAACTAGTTTAGGATAACTGTCTGGAACTGCCCATGTACCTTCTGAAATAATATCTTTGTCTTCACCGAAGTTTGCAAAAGATAAAGCCTTAGCTACATTAGGATTGTCAGCTAAACCTCTTTTAATCTTTTCAATCTTCTTAATAGCAAAGTTCATAGCTCCGCCGTGATCTAATGCTATCTCAACAGCTTTCTTTAGATTCTTATCTTTACGAACTGCTTTCTCTACGTCTTTGTTCTTTCTGTACCAAGTGCTTATCTCTTGGCCAGTCAGTTTAGAACCTGACATTTTTTCTCTTAATTCTGTAAACTTCATTTTAGTTTTTTCCTCTTTAAATCCTAATTTCTTTTTTAAAATATTCATAGCTGTAGCTATCTTAACTGATTTCCAATCTTTACCATATAACTTCTTAAAAGATTTATCTGGTAAATCCTTAGCAATCTTTTCTAATTCCTTTTCCCTAGCAGGAGTTAGTTCAAAAGCCATTATCCCCTCTTCGGAGTAAATCCACCCTTACGGGCTAGCTTAGCTTGATCGCTATCAAACTTCTGCCAAACTGGTCCACCAACTAAGAAGGAATTAACTCTTGCTAATCCCCACTGAACTGGAGTTGTACCTGGTTTATGTCCTGTTTTCCAAGCTGCATATCCTCTATCGAATACTTTATTTAATATAGACATTGAAACACCAGTTGCGTCTGATTTCTTTTTCAATGCTTTTTGTGCTTGTCCTTTATTCTCTATAACAAAATCTTCGAAAGTCATTTCAAAGCTTTCACCATACATTTGTTTGTATTTAGTAGTAAACTTAGATGGTGGTAAACCTTTCTTTCTAGCTTTTTTATCGCCTGGTAAATCTTTATATGCTTTTGGATCGTCATCAGCCATATCTTTCTGCTTATTCTGCTGAGCTCTTCTTTTAGCATCTGTAGATTTCTTTCCAGTTTTAAATGAATCGTAGTTTTTATCACCACGGGAAGAATCACCATCTTTGTATCCTTCTTTCTTGCCTTTCTTTTTACCAAATGATATATCAGTATTGTCTGCAACTATTTGGTTATAAGGTGATTGAACTATTTCTGTTTTTTCTTGTCCTGGAGTTTCTGATTGATATTTCTTCCTAGCTTTATCAGTACCATATTCTCCTGCACCGCCTTCTTCTAGGATTGAATCTAACCAACATCGTCTTTTTCTACCGTTAAATTCTGCTAATACATAATTAGCTCCACGTATAACTACTTTACCTACTTCACCCGATTCTTTCATACGAACCATAGTACCAATTCTAAATATTTTTCCTTCCACGTAATCCTCTCTAATATCTGATACAGTTTCTAATTCAACATGTGGTCTGAATCCTTCTGATTTCAATCCCATGCCAGCTCTAACTGCGTTATATAAATCTGTCGGATAAAACCTAGCAGGCAATCCTTTTGAAAATAATTGTAGTGATCCATCTACTGCTGCTTGTCTCATTTTGGAAGCTGACATACCCGATACACCATCTGCATCTGGATCTCTTTCTCCTGCGCTTAAGACTTTTATAACTCCTTCGAATTCATAAAAGCCATGTCTAGATTTTTCACCATTATATTTGTTAAGTAATACTTCAAACTCTTTTACTCTATCTGATCCTGCTACCATACTTACCTTAGTAAACCCTTGGTCGTATAATTTAACAGCAATATCTAAAACATTTCTTACATCCTTATCAGCCATAACTTGGCGAGCATGTTTAGGAAACATCTTACGTAGAAATTTAACTTTGTCTTTAAATTGTAATGGATTCTTTTTAGCATCTACTGATTTAGATGCATATATTCTATATGTGCCAGATCTGGCTAGTTTTTTTGTTTGATCGAATAATTTTTCATGACCAATTGTAGGAGGATTGAATCTCCCGAACACGAACGTGACTTCTTTCTTAGCGTCTTCGACTAAATAATCACTAAATGATTTAACTTGCATATCCTTTGAATTCCCATTTTAGTTAGGATTATCCCAACCTTTTATAATATCTTTGCTAAAGTTGTTGGCAGAAAATTCCAATCTATCAACAAGCTTAACTGCTCCACCTTCCATACGATCTATGGCAACAAAACCTTCTGCGTTGGTTACCTTAAATCCGGATGTTGTTTTTACAAACGTACCGATTTTATTCAGTTTGTTTAGTTTATTTATAATAATTAATTTACTGTCTACGATATAATTCTGTAATTTAAAGACATTTTCTAAGTTTTTTAGATTACTTTTACTAAAAAATGATAGTAATTCATCTCTTTTAGCTATTTGAATGTCTTTTCCTTTCTGAGAACTACGTTTATCAATTTGTTTTGCATACCTATCATTAACAAATTGTATTAATCCCTTAGCGTGTTTCTTTTCATCTTTAATTCTTTGTCCTTTTCTAACCATAGTATTATTATAGACATTAATTACTAAGTTAAGTTCTTTATTTGATTCTAGTTCTTTTAATACTCCAGAAGATATCTTCTGGAATAGTTTACCAGCATTAGATAATAGTTTAGTTACCTTTACATTGTCTGCTAATGTAAATGTGGCTTTACCAGATAGTTCTTCTAAGTCTGCATTTACCTGCCATACTTTAGAACTCTTTTTTAATTTACCAACTATATCACCACCGAAAGATGCTTGCATTGTTTCAAATGTTCCACCCTTATAAGATGTGTGCCATACAATACCAACATCTGCTTTAGATATTTCTTTTTCTAATTTAGATCCATATGGTACTGCATAAACAATAGTGTTTGGGTGGAAGGTAATCATCTTTTGCCCGTTAATCGTTTCACCTTTTAGGTCCGATTTATCAAACATAAAGTCACCTTGTATGACACCCTTGATACCTAAATCTTTTAGTCCATCGAAAGCCATAATAAGCTTCTTGGATAGATCACCTGAGGTATCAGCTTTTATATCTTCGTGGCTTTTATATACTTTAGGATCTGCGTTAAATATCCCTTTCTTTGCTACGAAGAACGCGCCGTCTCGTGGATCTTCTCCCGCGAATACGGCGGGAGCCCCGTCCCATTTTACGGTCACGTCTACAGGTGATTTTGCGTGACCACTCAACATATCTCTCATACTGCGTAGAGCGTTGATAGCTTGGCGGGCTCCCTTAACTCCGCCATCTAACACTAAATCCTCTATGTGAGTCATATGAGTGTTTTTGGCTTCTGTAAGGTTATGGTTTTTAAATGATATCATTTATTTTCCTAGTTTAACATAAGTACTTGAATCTAGTGTTTTAGATCCAGCGTAATTTATAAAATGTGTTATTACTTGATTAGATTTATTTCCCCAATGGAGTAATAGATAATAAGCTACATACGTTGATGCTAGCTTAGCACTAATCCATTTCCAATCTTTTTGATCTAACTCTGATTCAAATGTTTTATATTTGTCATTTTTATAAAAGGAGCTATACATTTTCCAGTAAAGTTTTCTTTCTCTTGGAGAACCATCTGCGATCTTCTTAGCTAGTTTTGTTATTCCTCCACTATGCTTAGGAAGTTTCTTTCCTGTTTCTCTTTTCATAAACTCTTGCATAACGCCCCAAGATAATCCACCACCTCTGGCTTTCTTACCTTTTACTTCTGCTTTTATTGTTCCGCCTGGAGTGTTGTCTTTAAATACTAATGAACCAGCATCATATTTAATTTCTATTCCTTTTGCACTCCAATAAGTTCCACGCCCTGATGATAACAAGATTTGTTTAATCTTATGGTTATCTGTGTCAGGTGGATATTGGTTGTTGTATTCTTTTAATGGTGGTACGCCTTTATTCTCTGGCCCTTTTAAAGATATTCCAACTAATCGTCTTGTATTAAAATGTTCTAATATGCCTTGATTAAATGCTCCAACACTTGAAGTATCTAATTCTTTATCCATATTAAAACTTTTATCAATTGCCCAGACATCGCCTGGATTCCACTTATCATCTTTAAGTGGAGAAAAACCCTGATTCTTATATGCTTTATTTTTTAGTGCATATAGTTTAATCATATCTTTAGATCCTCTATGGAATCTTTGGTTTTTATTAATGTATCCTTCTTTGTATAATAGCATTGATATATTATAAGATGACTTAACCCAATCTTCAGGGGTTTGTAATATCTTATCTGTATTAGCACTTATATTTGCTGGACTATTATCTTTATATGCTTGAGCTATTATTTCTTCATTAAAGAAGTCAATATCATGTTTACCATGGTCTACCACTGCTTTCATCATAGCAGCATTATGGGATTCGTTTCTTTCTGTGTCTGCAGTTCCAGAACCAGCTCCACCAACACCACCGCCAAATACTTTAGATTTAGCAAGTTGGGTTAATTTAACTGGGCCTTTATCTGTTTGAAATACTAGGTTAGATTGTTGTTTAGCAAATATATCTAATTGTTTTAATGCATCTTCTATATCTGTAACTACGACTGAACCACCTTTCTTTAATTCAATAGGCTTTTTACCTTTGATTAATTTTTTCATTATAGCAAGTCTTGGCTCGCCAGTCACGGAGTTGTCTTTATCTAGCTCTTTCGCAGATAAACCAACGACTTCTTTTAGGTGTGTTTTAAATGAATCCATAAGTCTATTTATAACTTATTTTTTCTCAAAGAATGGATTAGGATAGATTTGGCCGGTGTTATCGTAGGCGATAACCTTTTCTTTATGAAGTACTTTAATTGTTCTTTCAGCACCTTCTCTAATTCCTAACTTATAGAAATTATGACATGCTACTCCACATAATAAACTAACTAAAATAAATGACCCTATTTCCATATCTCATACCTCAAGTTATATTCTTTATCGACCTGAAGATCTTCCATATTACGGATCTTCTCTTTTCTAGATTTTAATACCCAACGTCTTTTAGTACGCTCTTCGGGTGTAGGGAATGTCTCTAAACATTCCCAAACTTTTTTAAGCTTCTTTTGCGAGTTCATTATCTGCCCAACTGTAATATCCAGGACCTGCAACATCGTGTAGGTATAATGGACCAGTCCATCTAATATAATATTTTCCAGATAGTATATTTCCTCTAGATCTATTTAGAGTTGGAGCTTTCCAATTCTTTGCTTTGAAAATATCACCTGGATTAAAATTCTTATTAGTTTTATTTATAAATCCCCAAACAGTTGTTCCTGTTTCGATTTTAATGTATTTAGAACCTTCATGGATTTCTATAGAATCTCTAAAAGCATTTACGCTTTCATCAGATCTTTTATCACCATTATGGGTTGGAAACTTTGCAAAGTCAGAAACTATGTCTTCTATTAATTTATCAATTTCGTTTCTCATTAGTGTATTGGCCTCCCGCCTAAAGATTCAAGTTCGAAGTTTCCTTCTATTTCTAAACCAGTTCTTTCTTTAACTGATTCGCAAAGTTTGTACCAAGATTCGTTTATAGTTTCAGATTTATCTTTTGCTAAAACCATTTCGTCTTGAGTTAATATTACAGATTCTGGATAACCTGTGGCTATGTGTGTCATAACCAATAAGTTTTCGATTGGCTTATCGTACATTATACTGCCTCCAAGAGTGATAGAGGACATCTGAACATACCACCGTTAATATTGATGATAGCATTTTTGATTTTAATACTTTCGATAGTACCAAACTCTTCACCGTTTTTACTAGTGAAGATTTTAATTTTATCACCAACTGAGAAATTCTTCTTAGCTGTTCTAGCTAATTCATTTTTCAGAAATGCTCTTCTGATTTTAAGAGAAGCAATAACATTGTTCATGTCATGCATGTTATCGATTTGATCGATTAGATTAATTAATTTTTTCATTTTAACTCCTATATTATTTTAAATGATAGGTGTATTATACCGTATTTCCTCCTCTTTGTAAACCTTTTTTTGCAAAAGTTCACGAAATTGTGACGAAACTATATGATATCATCCATAGGAAAGATCCTATAAAT